GTAGTAGACTTACCAGTCTGTCTAGGGAGTTTTGCTATATTAAATCTATGCTCATGAAAAGATTCTATGAGTTCTTGTTGGAAATCCCACATCTTAAATGGAACTATACCCTCATCCAACGAGATGATTTTAATATAGTTCATAGCAAAATATACAGGATCCTCTTTGCACTTGAGGTATTCCTGTATTTGCTCTTTGGTAAATTGTATTTCAGTCCCTACCTTTTTGAGGTTGGGATTACCCAAATAAAAATCTTGACTCATCTAGTCGTTTTCAAATACTGCTCTGCAGATTCCTTCGTGTCAAACCAATGCATATGTCTATGCAATTGAACTGAAAATTTATGTGTAATAGAGTCGTAACCTATACGTCCTTCAAAGTCCATCCAATCAGGATCTAGAAGGTCTTCTGATACTGTTGACATGAGCGAATTTCTCCTGTTTAATCTCATACTCTAGCATGTTGCGTAGAATACGAGCTCTGGTTGAATCGTTAAATGCCTCAAGGACTCGTAGTTCTTGTTGCATTTCTTTAACTCTTCTAGACATATTTAGTCTCCTAAATTAGCATTTCCATTTACGGAGTGACTTGTTTATCCGACTGTCAGGATCCCTAGCAGTCTTCGCACTCGTCAATCTCTTTTTCATACCCTTCATTCTAGCACAGAAACTTGCTCTTCGCCCAGCTGCTTTACCACCTTTCTTTACCTTACCTGTAACTGGTGCTTTTAAATCGCTGCCAGGATTCTGTCTCTCATATGATTTTCTACCTTTTTCATTCAATCCACCAGAGGGACTCTTACCTGATTTCTTTTGCCAATCTTCACTTACCTGATCTTGTGGAAACGTAGGGACATCTGTTGATGGAACGACGGATTTTTTCTTCTCTTTATTCTGTTTCTTCTTCATTGCCTTATCTTTAAACTCTTCCTTAGAGTCACCCGCATAGAAATAAGTCTCTCCTAATCTTCTATCTTGATTCTTATTCTTATGTTTCCATGCTGTAGCATATGCAATTGACTTCTCATCCTTTGTCAATGCACCATCTTTTGCATATGATTTCTTGATATGTTTTATCATTCTTTCATACTTCTTACCCTTTGGTGCTTCCTCTTTTACTGCTGCTGCACGTAGTCTCTTTGCTTGACTCTTGTGCATTGCAACTGCCTTATCTAATTCAGCTGGGATTTTGTTTGCTTCTTTTCCTGCGTCTTTCTTAAATTCTTTTGAGTTCTTCAATCTCTGCGATTGACTTGCATGCATTTTTACTGCAGCGTCTAGTTCTTTTGGTATCTTATTTACAGCAGCACCATAGTGTTGCTCACTCATACCATCTGCTGCATCTTCACCTGTCTGACCTGATGGGTTGTCACTTGGAGTGTCATCATATGAACCATATGTGATACAAGGTTTCTTACCACATCCACAGTTTTTATTCTTGTTTACTCCTTCTTTCTGGAGCATACCATCCTTACCAATAGTCATACCATCTGGTAATGGTTTGCATTTCTGTTCGTCAAAGCAATAGTATTTGCCTTCACCACAGTTCTTCTTTGCTTCTAAGATAAATTTTTCTCTTGCTTCCTTCACCAATAATACAGGATCAGATGTAGGATCTGATTCATGAAAGTTTATTACCCTTGAGCCAGGATAAACTTTGTCTGCAATTTTTTGTGCTTGAGGTCTTTGTAGTTTACCTAACTTATCTCTAAACACTGTAACAGTAAACTGCCTACCTCTCCATACAAGAGAGATAACGTAGTATCTGCCATACATGGTGGGGATGCGTGTTGCCATTTATCTTGTGAATGCTATGCTTGTTACTTTTATAGATGAACCACCCGCTGATGCTTCGAGTGTATCTGTTGGATCTTTTTCAAATACTTCTACAGTTCCATTAACTACTGTGGCACTACCGATAGTATTACCGCCAGAGTCTTTTCTTGTGATTACTGATACAGCACTATGTCCGTTATAAACACGAACTAATCCCGCACGACTCACATTAGTTGCAGAAGATAGATCCGCCTCAGCTGCTAATACTTTGATTACCATGATAGAATACTTCCTTTACTATGTTATTTATCTTTCTTCTTAGTTGCTTGTTTTAGCATCTTTTGAAGATCAGCAGTGCTACCAATAAACAATGAGTTATTAGTTACTGTCTGATTTTTAGGACTCTCCTCCTTGATAGATTTTTTGTCCTTTTGTAATGCCATCAGTTTATCTGCGACATCACCGACATTCTTAATTAGATTGCCAGCTACCTCATATGCACGAGGATGATCAGATGACATAGCAAGGTCAAGTGCACCGTTGACTGCTTCTTGTCCTTTGTCAATCAAAGAATACAAGTTACCTCTTGTGTATTCATAGTCACTATCAACATCATCACCCTTTGGTTTTAGATGAAGTTTGCTTGTTTTAGGGACTACCTCTGTTTCTGTAGGTTCAGTATTGAACACTTCATCCAATCCTGACATGTCTTCTTTACTCATAATACGATACCGATTCACTGAATCCAAAGTCATCACCACCTGTAAGTAGTGCGTCGTCTTGAACATCTATGATGTCAACTGCAGTTCCTGCTGATGCAGCAGCTGCCTTTGTTCCATTCTGTGCTCGTCTAACCGCTAGTTTGTTAGGAGATGTTTTGCTCTTGACATACATGACCTCGTTACCAACCTCAATGTATGACTGAGTTGGTATGTTGACAAAATCAACAACCTCGATGGTAAGATTCCTTGCAGTGATTGCTCCTGCAAGTTCTGTAGTTCCATCTTTGTTTTGGTCTGTAAGTGCTTTTGGCGTGACTTGATATGCAACCTGTCTTGTAGTTGCAACGTCTTTCATATCTGTGTATATGTCTGCCTTTGCTTTCTTGATTGGTGCCTGAGTTCCTACAGGTCCGAAGATGTATGCCTTGACTGTAAAGTTCATAGTAATCAAAGTAATCTTCTTCTCATCAAAAGATCCTTCATAGTCATCACTGTAGTTGAGACTATTCAATATGATAGGGACATCTCTGAAGTCTGCCATATCCTCAACCAACTTAAGTGTCATGGTATATGATGGTTGGAAGACAGGAACAATTTGTTCTACTATTTCTAATGCTTCGTCGTTTGTTTTAGATATTATATTTAATTCAAAATCAATATTATAAGGAACAGGTGTGAACTGTTTCTTGACTGCGTTTGCTGTATTTGCTTTTAATGTAAGTGTTGTTGGTGCAAGTTTTCTGGCACTGTCATATGAAATACCCGTCATCTCGAAAGATAAACGGGGAACTGTGATAGCAACCTTCTGGTTGAGATCTGCTTGTTGTTCTAATCTTGCTAAAAATTTCTGTCGAGGACCGTATGCTAGAGGAACTTTCATCCTACTATAAACAGAACCGTCCTTGTTCTCTTTTCTACATTCTATGTTATTAAACAGGGTGCCGAATCCAATGACACACTTTCTAATAATTTTGTTATACGTGTATGCACCTAACATTATACTAATCCGAATGGGTTGCCTTCACTAAAGTCAATAATATCGTCACCAATAGTTTCAAAGGTCACGCTCTCTGAATATTTAGGATCAGCAGTTGCTTGCTCATCTCTATTATCCAGAACTATCTGTGCTCCAGACTCTGATCCTACAATTAATTCACCTACTAAGAATGTTCCAGTTGGTGTCTTAAGTTTTACAAATCCCTCTTGTGCATTCCATTCTACAAGGTTTGCAGTTGCACCAGTTGATGCACCCGTAACTGTTTCTGGAACTGTAAAGGCACCTGTAATTCCTGCAGGAGCAGCAGTGAACGATGCAGTTGCAGATGTGTATCCGCTTCCACCGTTAGTAATATCTATAAGTCTTACACTCTTGTAACCCGAACCACCACTCAAAATATTGATTGCAGTCAATGTCCCGTTGGTAAAAGTAGGAACTAAAGTTGCTGCTACACCACCACTATCAGGTGCTGATACATTCAACGTTGCTCTGTCCTCATCATATCCTGCACCACCATCTACTATGTTGACAGATCTTATCTGACCTTCTTTTACCACTGTTCTAATGACAGCAGATTTAGTTGGTGATCCACCACTTACAGTTATGTTTACCATAAATGCCTCTGCGGTTGCACCTGTGCCATCGCCAGCTATTGTAATAGCAGGAGTTTCATTATACTTACTACCATTGTCACTAATAAAGATATTAGTAACTGCACCGTTATCTACTACAGGCGTTCCAGTCGCTGTCGTTCCATTGGTTGTAAGGTAGAAATGTTTGACAGTGTAACCATAATCAACGAGCTCCTCGTCGCTATCGAAGACATCACCTTTCTCATCACTGTATTCAAATAGTTCTGCTTTGAGTTTGTATACATAACCTTTACCTAACTGATAGAATGGTTCTTCGTGTTCTACGAATTTTATTTCAAAATAATTACTTGTTAACGGAAGGTATATCAGATCTCCTTCTTGTGGTCTCTCAGGTGCTTGATAATCTTTATCAAGTAAAAGGAATTGTGATATAAGATCCGAGAATCTTTGCTGAGATATAACCATAGTTATTTCATCAGTCTGTGCTACACCAAACTTTGTTAGTAGATCTCCACCACCTTGGAATCCATCAAAGTTCTCCATGTATGCTTCTATAATATATGCATCATTAAACTCACCAACCACCTCTTCATTAAAGATGCCATCCTTTATTGCAATTTCTCTAGGACAATAAAGTATATCCATCCCAAACATTTTGAGATGTTCTTCTACTAGGTTTTGTAATAAGAACTGTTCGTTCCTAGTGCCATGTGTAAAATAGGTGGTTCTTGCCATTATCCGATCATGTCTAGAGGTGGTGTCTCATAACGACTTATCATATCTTCTTCTAACTTTTCTACCTTTGCCTTACCTTCTTCATATATGAATTGACCATTCATTGTAATTCCACCTGGCAACTGTGCTCCTTGGAACTTGATTAAGTTTGCACCCCACTGTCTTTGTATAAGTGCAGAAACATATCTCTTTAACCAGATGTCATTATAAACATCAGTAAATTGATTAGGATCAATCGCTCTATAACATTCTAGAACTAGGAAATCATCTTCGTTTACATCAGTTTTAAAATCTAAGTCAAGATATAATCTGTCACCACGCATCTGATATCTAATCTGTTTTTGTCCCTCTAACAGATAGTAGATATCTTCTAATCTTCTATTGACCATCTCGTATGTGAGGATCTCTGTTTGTGTAAGATCCCAAAGGTCATTCAATCTCCACTGATATCTAACGTCAAATAAGTTTGTGACATTCTTAGATACAAAATCAAACACCTTGATCACAGTTGTGACGTATGGTGGCATTTTAATAAAATTATTCTGTTCTTTAAATGTAATAGTTTGATTAGATGATGTTCCGTTTGCAACAGTAGTTTCAGTATCTGTTGTCATATCATCTAGCATCAGCTGAGTATACTTAACTTTTAGATGGGTTCTAATGTAACCATCCATATGCCTCTCATTATAAAATTGAACAGCGTCATCTACTAGATCACTTATCTGATCATCCTCTATGTTTATTTCTAGGACTGGTGCACCGTTTTGACGTAATGCATAATCTATAAGTCCTTGTCTGCTATTGGGTGATGCCATGTTAGGTAGGATTGATATTAAATCTAATTCTTACATAGTATGTAGTATTAGATGCTAGATTTACAGCACCTGGCAATGTGTAAGAATTTAAGTTTGTTGAGTTACCGAGAGATTGGTGAACGATAGTTCCAAATGTATTTACAGGAGAGAACTGCCAATCACTAGATGTGTGTTGGTATCCCGCCTTCATTGCGATTGCATCAACATTGATTGTTGGGTTAAACGCAGGAGTGATAGTTTGGATTTCTGGTTGATCAACTAAAGGTGTTGTAAAGTTGACTGCTGCAGAGTATGCACTCTCTAATCCATTGTTATCTCTAAACTTAACTTGAACTGCGTATGCAGTATCAAAGTCTAGTGTTGATACAGGAACTGTAATTGATGTCAAGTTACCAGTATCACCGTTAACAAAGGTTCCAGTTGTATCAAAAACAGTTACGTTATCTGCAACTCTTCTTATTCTCCAGAAACTAGAGAAGTGTGTTGACCCTGCATACTCAACAATAAATGGTGATGTATTAATAACAGGTTGTCTAGAGAATGTTCTGTTTGTATCTGCATCAATAACTGGTGTTACAGTTGCAGGTCCTGATACAAACTCTGACTCATTTACAGTCAGTGTTGCTGCATTAGATGTCAGTGTAGTTGCATTGCTGTTTGTCAATACACAACGGAACTGCTCAGATGGAGTTGTTGGATAAACTGTAGCAGGAGTTGTATATGATGCTGAGTTTGCACCATTTATATTTGTCCATGCTCCTCCACCATTTGTTGATTTCTGCCATTGGTAAGATATGACTCCACTTGTAATAGATGCAACGATAGTAAATGTTGCAGTATTACCTTCAATAACACCTTGGTTTTGTGGTTGAGTTTGTATTGATATAACACGTAAGACTGTTAGTTCTCCGTGTGTTGATGTGATGTCTGCTGCCGAACCTACAAGAGATGTAACAACTCTATAACGATCTGCATTATCATTTGCAAACACAAGAGTTGGTGTGGTATATGCTGCATTGGTTGCACTACCTACTGTTGTATAGTTAACACCACCGTCATCAGATCTCTCCCACTGATATGTTACAGTTCCGCTACTAGACTGTGTAACGACTGTAAAGGTTCCTGTTCCTCCTTCGTTTGCAGTAACGTTAGATGGTTGTGATGTAATTGAGAATGTTCTTTGAACTGTAAGAGCAACCGCGTTTGTTGTTGCAGGAGTTGCAGCTCCTACTGCACTGATAACACAACGATATTGATCAGCATTATCATCTGCATAAGTTGTAAGTCCTGTTGTATAAGATGCTGAGGTTGCTCCACCAAGTGTTGACCAACTACCTCCACCATTATCAGATTTTTCCCATTGATATGTAACACTAGGTTCATGTGATGATTGACCTTCGGCACCACCGCCACCTCCTCCAGATGGTGTATCAAACTGATCTGTCTCGAATGAAGATGTTGCAGCGTTACCACCAACAGGTGCCATTGTCACACCACCGAGTGTAGTAAATGTAGCAGTCTGTCCTTCATCTACAGTTGCTGCACTTGGTTGAGATGATACAACGACTGTTACAGTTTCTACTTGTAATGTAGCAGCATTAGATGGTGTAGTTGTTGCACCAGCTGCTGATAACAAACAACGATATTGGTATTCATCGTATGCTTGAGTTAATGTAGGAGTTGTATATGTTGATGTAGTTCCACCAGTTCCTTCTGACACATCAGACCATGTAGATCCGTTAGTGATTGACACTTGCCACTGGTATGTGATATCTCCTGCATCATTATCTGATGTAGTAGCAGCAATACCAAACGATGATGTGCCACCAACTGCACCAGTGGTATTTACTGGTTGTGATGTAATATTGATTGTTCGTTGAACAAATAATCTTGCTGCATTAGTAATGACCTCAGTAGCACCTGTTGCATTTAACTTACATCTGTAGTAGTCACCGTAACTGTCATCATAAGTTGTAGAACCTGTAGTATAAGTTGTAGTTTGAGCACCACCTATATCAACGTAGTTTACACCGTCACCATTTTCTGATTTCTGCCACTGGTATGAAATAGTAGCACCATCTAAGGTAGATCCTCCTGTGCTAAATGCACCAGCTGCAGGAGCAATAGGTGTTGAGTTAACTGGTTGCTGCGTTACTGTTATAGATCTGAATACTGTAAGTGTTACTGCATTTGTATAATTTGGTGTTACCGCAGTTGATGTATCTAATTTACAACGATACTGGAATGAGTTCTTAGCAAAGTCATCATCTACAGTCAGTGTATTAGTAGTTGCTCCACTATATCCACCACCGTTAGAAACTGTTGCCCAACCTACACCACCGTTAACTGAGAACTCCCATTGGAATGTAATTGTAGATCCGTCAGAACTAATACCCGCTACAGGTCCGAAGTTGACTGTTCCACCTGATCCCGCTTCTACGCTTCCTGCTGTTGGTTGTTGTGTGATGTTGACTACGACACCTGTTCCAGTTGTAGTAAATGCATATGATTGTGCATTACCCGTTACGTTTTCAGTAACTGTGAAGTTGTAAGTCGTGTCAATATAATCTGCAGTTATAGTTCCAGATAAATTACCTGTGCTTGTATCAAACGTTAATCCTGTTGCACCGATAGAGTCACCACTCAATGTGTATGCCTCAAAGGTTGGTTCATTAGCAAAGGTAGTTCCAGATAAACCAAGGTCAAGGTTTACACTTGCACCATTAGCATATGGACTTCCAGAGAATGTTCCAGAGGATGTAGTCCAAGTTACGTTAGTGTCAATGAATGGATAGAACGCACCCCTTGCTGTTGTTAGACTTGCACCACTACCATTGTAGTTAAAGTCAACACCTGAGTCTACTGGGTAGTAAACTACAGCAGATGATGTTCCTGCTTGCTCTTGTGTATCAGTCTGAGAAGTTAATGATGTAGATGTAGATACAACACCGTCATAACTCTCATGTGTTTTCTCTTCTGATTTAATCAGTGCGAGATAGTTATTTGATCCGCCACCAGTTGTTCCTGCAGTTGCAGCGTTTGGTGCTTGAATTGTAATACTGTTATTAACTGCACTCTCTGCCTGTATGTTTAACCAACCAGATTGTGATAATGTCGATAGGTTAATACCACCAACAATTACACCACCACTACCGCCAGGTGCACTTTGAACTACAACTTGTCCTATCATTCCAGAGTGAACACCACACTGATAATAATAAGTTCCTACTGTATTTGGTGTCCATGATACTGTGGCGTTACCAGTAGAACCTTGACCACTAGCAGTTGGCGTAGTTACATTACTACCATTGCTTGATACTCTGATATAAAACGGGTGGTTACTTGCAACGTTATTCAAGTTAAAGTTAACTGTATCACCAACGTAACAAGTTACACTAACGTTTGCTCCACTAACACCACCATTTCTGTCGGTTCCTTGCAGTGTGTATGCACCTGATGAGTATGCATATGTTGTTATGTTATGTGTTGTTGGTGTAGATGAACCAGCTCCTGCTGTTGAACCTGTAGTTCTTAACTGAACTTTCTTACCAACATTTCCTAAGAAATGTGAAGAGTCAGCTGGATTGAATTTGACTTCGACGAAGGTAGAACCACTTAAAGTGACATATGGATTGTCTATAAGTTTCTTATCTACTATGCTGTTTATAGGATAGTTAGTGTGTGTTGCTGTTCTGATGTCACCAGCTGATCCTGTGGTTCTAAACAAAGATTTTGCTAAACCAGTTAAGTTATTTGTAGTTAATGTATAACCATTTTTACCACACCATGCTGCAACAATACCCGCTACAACAGGTGATGAGAAGGATGTTCCGTCTATTGATGTGTAGTTTGTTGTGCTTGTGTATGGTGTATTAGCAGTCCAATCATATAATGGAACGGTTAATTTTTCGCCAGGTGCAACTGTTGTGCAACCTCCACCATAGTTTGAGAAGAACGCCCATCTATCACTATAAGATGTAGCACCAACTGTAATTTTATTTTGGTTTGTATCTACATTGTTGATACCACCATTTGTATTATCAGCGTATCCTGCTGTTCTTGCACCCGCTACACACTTAGTTTGTAAAGGTCCTGCGGTATTATCACTACTATTCTTGAATCCATTACCAGCTGATCTAACAATAATGATATTCTTTTGACTTGCAATGGTTCCTTCTATATCATCTAGGATCTCTTCGTCAGTATAAAGGTCATCTCCTGAGTCATTTAACTCAATGTTAGGTGAGTTCTGTGTAGGAATTGTAGGTCCGAACGATGCATTGATGACAGCTGGACGATTGTTTCCTTTATAATTGCCGTTTGTAACATCATTATGATCTATAACTGCCTGATATGCACCTAGTATTGCACTATAAGTTCCACTTACCTGACTATTAAATGCCTTTAATGCAAATATTTTTGAGTCTTTTGCTATCCCAGCTGTCCGACCAGCTGAAAGGATTGCACAATATGTGCCATGTCCGTTATCATCTTCATTGTTAGTTCCATATGCACCACTATAGTGACTTAGTTGATTGACTCTATAGTTCTGCTGCTCCGCTGTTCCGTTTAAGTCAGTGACAAAATCAGGATCATACAACTCAGGATGTAGTGAAGCGTTGTTACCTGTTGGTCTAGATGCACCACGAACACCAGAGTCAATGATATAGATGTCTACGCCATCTCCAGATCCATTAGATGACTGACTAAATGTTCTATTTAAGTATTGTCTATCTTGTTTTGTAATTCTATCTAGATGCCAGAAATCATGAATGTTGATAGTTCCAAACCTATCAGGTGAAACTGAATAACGATTCATGCCAGGATGATTGACACAATATGGATATAGTATAGATGGTGTTGCTGATGTTACCTGTAAAGTAGTTTGACCATCAGTTCCTGCAGTTCCTGTAACTGTAACACCTGTGCTGAACGTGCCTGTTCCATTTGTAGTCCAGATACCATCTGGAGTCTCAGAAAATCTTAGACCATGTGTTGCATTTGACGAGTCACTCTGGTCAAATGTATAAGTTCCACCTTGTAGGAATCCAAGTTGGTTTGCAAATCTACTATATGTTCCACCCTGTGTCTGAGAATACACGTAAAAGTTTGCACCACCAATGTTTTGGACTTTTACATATATGGTTCCAGAACCAGTTGTTGTTAGATTTCTTGTATTGCTTGTCGCTTCTCCTTCTGCATTCTGTGTCGTAGATCCAGATGTCTCTATTGCGAGAGTTGCCTCTTGTGGCATAGGATCTCCTGCATACACCTCTTTATCAAACGTAGCTTTCTTAACTACATTCAGTGCATTTAGTTGACTAATGACATTACCTTCATACCTCTCAGGGCATTCAAAAGAAATGATTTGAAATGTTTTAAATGATTCTACAAAGGTTAAGTAACCATATAGTTTCAAGATCGCTGCTGCTGCTTGATCTATGCTATAGTTATCACTGACCCTTACTATTACCTTCTTCATCCTGATGGTGCAATAAGTCCTTCAGATATATTTATGTATTACCGTCTCCTGCCTTTGATAATAGTTTCTGAACCTGACCCTCATCTATGGGTTTGATCATTTTTTCTACTGGTTTGCAAAATTTTATGTCATGTTTATCATCAAACACAAATTTTGTTCTGAGGTGTGTCTTATCTCTTTCTACAATTAAATGATATGATTGTCCATACAAATTACCAGTAAACCCAACAGCTAGAACTTCTCTACCGTCGTATAGGTCTCCAACTTTGTATGGGCATGTTTCAGCAGTCCCATCAAATTTTATGTGGAACTGCCTTGATGCTACATGTTCTAGTTGCCTAAGTTCACTTGACTTCTTCAGTGGCATCTTCTTCTGGTTTCTTAAGTGTCATGTTAAGTGCTTCGATTGCACCCTCTAATCTCAACGTCTGCTCTTTTCTAGTGCTTAGTTGTTTTTCAAGTTCGACTATTGTTGCTTTCTGTTCTTTCAGTTGGTCAGTAAACTCTTTGACCATTTGTTCAGCATCCATGTTTTAGAATCATAAGTGTATTATTTAGTATAGCACAATTACTCTAAATCTGGTAGTGTTTCCCCATTTAGTGTTAGTGTTACGTCATCACTAGCAATATATTTCTGATACTCTGATGCTAGTTGAGATGTCATGTAATGTAATTTATCAGGATTTGTGGGTGATAAATCTAATGCAGTGATCTCTGCTTGGTAAGTAGCAAGATCTATCTCACCTAGTTTCAACTTCTTGGCACTGTTATATGCACCAGTTGCTTTAGTAGCATCTTGACCACTCTCAATAGCATCCTTCTTAACTTTATTAATGTAGTTAAGGTAAGTGTGCCACTTCTCTCTTTTTGGTTTTAGTAATGTCTCTGAGGTTTTACCCGCTAATCTTAGACCTTTAATGTAGTCTTCCTCTGCTGTTGACAGAGTTAAAGAACTATCATTACGCATCTGTAAGATAAGTAGATACTCAATAGGTGATAGTTTAATACTCATTGAACCCAAATCTCCGCACGCATAGTTCTATTTACACCAGTGGTGCTTTGGCAGCAGTATATAAAGTCTCCTGCAGAAGCATCTGTTCTACGATGACCTATACCACTACAAACGTCATTGGAACTCTCACCACCTTCGTTGTTCCAACCAAATCCCCAACGTGTAGCGTTGTTACTTGATCCAGTATAGTTAAATCCATACCATTGGTAACCACCCTGTGCTGAGAATCCAGATCCAGACCACATACTTTCTCCACGAGGATTACTGGATAACTGTTGATTAGTTTGGAATCTTTGTAAGCATGTTTGACCGATACCACCTTGTTTCCAAGTCCAACCATTATAACCAACTGATGATTGTCCACCGTTGTTTATGTCTGGGAATACAGCACCCAATGTTCCTGCAACATAATAATTGAATACATGGTTCTTATGGTCACCATCGTTTCTGTTCAACTGAGAGGTTTCATTGTATGTGTTTGTAGATGTCCAATAGTTAGTATCATAATGGAACGTGCTACCTCTTGTGCACTTCCATGCTAACATCCATCCACCACCACCTAAGTGGTTGGGATCCATCATACAATATACTTGTTTTGCACCTACACTAGGTAATAAGATCCAATATACTCCATCAGTTGCTGATGAATTAACCTGTAATATAGCTGATGCATTTGTTGCTGCCTTGTCTGCTGATGAACCATCTGGTTCAGAACCACCACCAATGTCAATCCATTCAGTTCCAATCCAAGTTTGTAACTTTTCTGTAGTGCTATTATAAATCGTTGCTCCAACATCCACACCACTAGTCGGTCTGCCACCAGTTGAATAACTAGGAAAGTTCAAAGCTGCAGCAGCATCTAAAGTGCTTGCGTTGACTCTTCCCACATTAAGCGTTCCCATTATTTCCTGTAATAAGTCCTACGAGTATTTAGACGAAAAAACTTATAGAGTAAAAATTACCCAAAAAATTTTTTCAGTATTTTTGGAATCAAAAAGTTATTTTTGCTTTGACAAAACTGTTACATACAAACCGTTCCACCACATAGTATCATCCTCTTGATCGTTGAGTAACTCTCTTTCATATAAAACTTTAAGTCCAGACTCATCAATAAACCTTTTTGTTATAGAAACGTTCTCTTCTATGTTTGCATCATCCACAACAAGAGTGAATACATCTTGTGTGAAGGTCATCATATTAAGAAAGAACTCTCTCATCTTTCTCTCTGAGTTATCACCATCATAGAATATGATATTGACATCTTGTTTAAAATCTTTTTTACCAAGACTAGAACTGTCACCATTTAAAACTTCTATGTCAAAGTCTAATGTCTCTGTAGTAATATTCTCCTGTAAATTTTTCACAAAAGTATTTACGGTTACATTCTCCAGTGCTAGTGTGATGTCTTCCCTATAGGGTTGTAGATCTGGTTGTGACCAGTTATCATTTGCATACGCAGCTACCATATCATTGTTCTGCACTGCAGCACAGAATGTAGATCCTGCAAACACACCTACCTCAAGATATACTGCACCCTCCTGTGAACAAAGGTTATTGAGAAAATGTCTGACTCTAGGTGATGTAAGTCCCTCTACATTATAATATGCACTAGGATCGTTAGGATCATAAGTCCTGTGGTTTGACAGATATTTACCTGAGTTATTGAATGCTTCTATACATGTCTCTACTTGTGGGTGCATGATAAGATCTGACTTCTTCATGTGTGCTTCTACTACTTTCTCACAGTAGTTGCAATCCCAACAGTCAAACTTACATGTCTTGATCTTTTCTCTCCACATGACAAATGGAGAATCTTTTATCTTTAATTGGTTTTGATATTTTTTATACTCTGGAAACATATACTCATCTTCATCTGCCCATCTACGTATGAGATCCATACTTTCCTGTAATCTCATCATACTTTCTCTACCATGTAGCTTAAATGTATCAACACCTAGATTGATCATCTCTACCCAATCTTCTCTCCATGGTGGTAGGTTTGCTTGCTTGAGATCTGCCTCTGGATGTTCGACATCCCATGTAGAACAAGACACACGACTTATAGGACTAGCAAAGAATATGGGATCATCTTTAGTTCTAGTGCTATTGTATTGATAGTGTTCTGGCATGATAGGACAACCACCCCAACATGTCTCATTAACTAATAAAGAAAACATTACGGGTTTGCCAAGATATGCACAATAATCTTTTGCTTTCTGTAATCTTAATAATTGATCACGATCTCTCATGAGGTCACGATCTAGATTGATATAATGAAACCCTGCTTCTGCTAGTGATACTATCTCATTTGGTTTTGTTACTTCTCTAAGGATAGTATTTTTTATAAAAAGATCTGGAAACGCTGCCTGTATTTGACCAGTAGATACCCATGTAGTATGGGGTAATGTAACTACTCTAACTCCTGCATTGTAGATAGGAGCAAATTCTTTTATCCACAGATCTAAATTCTTTTGATCTGGTCTAACCCATATATTATTAAACGTTGCTGATAATGGTATATCAGATTGTTGGGAAATATAACATGCAGACTCCGTTAATACTTCTGGAGACAAAAAAGTATCCCCCATAGCATCTTGATCAAATGGAGGGATACGACATGTAAAATAAAGATCTAGTATATATTCTCTATACTTTTTTAGGAAAGGTAGAAATGTAGATACTACAAAGTCTTCACTCAGTTTAGGATTGATCGGTAGACTGAAGACTCTTTTGTTCATTACCAGTTAATTGCTCAAATAGTTTAAGATCTAAGTTATCTTCTACATTGTCAAATGTAGGAATACGAGGTGCAGATCCATCAACCATCATCTTGTCAATCTGAGGTTTCAACTCATTCTGTATCTTACCGATACCTGCATTGAGAAGACCAGAATACTGCATTGCTATATTTAGTGTAGCATATTGATCATCTTCACGCATCATTGCTATCGAATCTAAGTTACCAACGCCTATTCTTCCTGTGCAATAAACATCCATTGCTGCCTGTTTACCCATACGAGCGATCCAATACTTACGTTCTTCTTCTTCGTTATACTTTGCTGCCTCTTCCAGTTCTTCCATTGTTCCATACTTCTTATGAACCCAATCCATGAACGCTTTTAATTCATTGTCAGACTGGTGTAGAGTTATTTTAAATCTACCCATATCTAATTTGAATTCTTGGATATCTAGCTCTATCAACTTACGATCATAAGGATCGTCAGTCACTTCAAGTTTTGCTTCTAATCTGTCTATATTAGTTTGCTTTCTTTCAATGTCTAAGAATAATTTTTTTCTTTCATGACTACGTGTAGATACTTCAGTTAATACTTGACGAAGTTTCCTCTTGTCAGTTACGTGGGAATTAACAACAAAGTTTTTAATTTGTTCATGTGTCATCCCAAAGTCCATATTGTCCTCTACATAGGACTCTATGGAATCAGGTGATATTGTCATAGTTTAAAATTGCAATCCAGATTTTATAGGTAGTGGTGTCCAACCGTCTGCTTCGGTATTTCCTAGTTCTATTGCCTGTTGTTGTGGCATTGGAACTCCTAGGTAATCCTCCCAGAGAACGTTGAGTTCTTTTATTGTAGCACAGTCTGTAAATTTTTGCTTAAGAGCAACCATAGCATCGTATAACGCTAATGCTTTCTCATCGAAAGTTTTCTTTCCTGCAAGGACAGATGCTGCAACATCAGATACCGCAACGCTTTTGGCGGTAGCAATACTATTTAGTATGGGTGTTTCACCCTCTAAATTGTTTGCTTCTGTTATTTGTGAATTCCAAAAATACTGTTCTAGCTTAGAATCTTCTGCCTTGAGTGATAAGAACTTTCTATCATACTCATCCTCAATAATTAATTTTGCAGACACTTTCATAAATGCAATTGCTGCATCAATTCTTTCTTGTGGTAATTCAATTTTTGTCTTAGGTCCTGTCTGTGATATTGCATACTCATCGCTAGTTGACAGTGGATCTTCATCTGTAACCTTAACTTCTGCACGAATTTCACCAAAGTGTTTGACACCCCATCTACCAATATCCTCACTAATCTCTTCGTAAGACTTAGTTAATCTATGAACTTCTCTAACCCATTTTTCTTTGATAGAAAATACAACCACACCATACATGTTCCACATGATGTCAACATCATTACTTGCACCACCAGCTGCAATATGATCTAACTCTGGACAACGCCTTGCCAAATAATACTTACGTTTTTCTGTCCCGTCCAGTATGTCAAGGACTTCTGTATCTAAATTAATTCCTGATGATGTCATGATTACATTCCTGTGTATCCATATTGTAGAGTTCCAAACTCTACTCCTGCAGCAGATGCAGATCCACTGATTCCAGAT